TTTTTTTATTTATTTTTGTGTTTGACAAAATTTGATTATTTCAATTAATTGTTCTTTGTAATATATGTATTCCGTAGGTAAATAGCCATTTTCATCAGTTATTTCCTCCAAAACTTCTGCTGCATTATTTTCTGCAAACTCCAAGCATTCTGCTTCTGTGTATTTATTTGCCATAATTATTTAATTTTAATTTTAATTTTTCCACTCCATTTATTCCCCTCTTGACCCCTTACAAACATAATATCCAATGTGTTTTTAACTGTCTTTTTTGTTACTCCTAAAATAACATATTTGCCTGATAATTCAAAGGGTTGTAATACCTCTATTGTGTCCGACTTCGGATATTTCTTTAATTTATATTTCTCCAACCATTCCCTACTAACCGAGCAAAATCTTGACTTCTGAATTTTGGTAGTGTCAATATGGTAATCTCTAATATCATTTTTTGTAGCGTAAAAGGTGGTTATCCTTGCGTTAATTATAACGTCTTGTTGCTTTATATACTCCTTTATAAATAATGGCTTATATTCAACTACAAGCGTTCCTATTGGTATTAATATAATTGAAAATACAATACAACTAACAATAAAAGCTAAAAATAGTGCAATAACTTGTTTCATGTTGTTTTTTTAAATGATTTGTTTAATTGTTTTTTTTCGATTTTAAAACAGTCATTGCTTCCTGCAATATAAGCATCACTACACAGCTTAGTAATTTCCTTTTTTATTTCTTCTGAAAGTTTGTGTTTTTCACAAAGCAATTTTATTTTATCGTAAAAATTTGTTTCCATGTTTATTTTTTTGTTTTATAATTAAACTCAACCGAAAAATCATTATTAAAAATCTTTTTCAGTTCTTTTTCAATTTCCTTTTTCTTTTCTTGTTCTCGTTTTCTCCTGTGCATTGCCCTATGGCTTGCATATCCAAGTGATTGAAATTCTTTTCTGCATATAGGACATTCTATATAAGTTTTTTGTCTCATAATTTTATTTTTTTGTTTGTGGATATTTGTTAAATAAAAATTCAAACCTCTCTTTACTCATAGTCATAATATATAACTCATTCTTTTGTTTGCAAATTGCATCTTGCTCCAACAACCTGTCTATTATCTCTTGTCGCACCCAGTCATTAGGAGTGTTAATTTCGAGCCAATATATTAGTTTTTCTGTGTCCATAGTTATTTACAAACTTAATGTATTATAATATTCTCTTGCTTTCTCAACTTTATTATAAAGATTTTCGATAAACGCTTCGTCATAATCAAAAGAAAATACTTTTGTTCTTTTTTTCTGTTCAATTAATGATATATCGTGATTTTTTTCTATTTGCTGAGATATTCTTATGTAATCGCTATTGGTTTCGTCGCAGTCGAATTTATAATATATCCTTTTCTTAAGTTCGCAAACAATATTAGAGGGGGTTTCAACTAAGCAATATATTAACCTGTATTTCTTAATTCCAGTTAAAGCCATATAGCATTGCCCTTGCGTATAGTAATCTTTGCTTAATTCTGAATTAAAAAATGTTTTAATTGTAAAACTACTTTTAACATCTTCAATTACATCATCTAATATAATGTCGGGAGTTCCACTAATATAATTATTAGTAAAGTTTTTAATGTTTTTAATTCTGAAATTTCCACCTAAATTACTTTGTACTAATTTCAAACTGTCATCTTCTACTAATAAACCCTTATACATTTCTTCGGTCATTACATCTTCTTTATATCCAAAGTTATTATAAAGCCATAATTCTTTTATATAACTTTTAGTTGTTTCCGATAAATTACCAGCTTTTTTATCTTCTGCTTTTTTAGGTTCTGTAAGTATTTTGTGTGCCTGACTTGCTCTTATTAATATCATAATTATTTCTTTTTAGTTGTTTGTAATTGTGCTAATTTAAAATCAAATTGGTCTTGTAGCTGATGTTTTGCAATTAAACTTTCAACTTCTTTTAAGTTTTCAGGAGTTGTTGCACTATCAATATGTTCAATAACTCTTTCCTTTTCTTTTAAATCGTTTGTTTCTTCAATAGAATAAGTTGTATTATCAGTATAATCAACATCTAAGGTATCTACATCTTTAATAATTGATTGGTCTGCAATTATAGCTCTTTGCATATCTATTGAAAGCGGAGCATATTTAGATAATATAAGTTTAAGTACAGTTTTTTGAGCCATTGTATCAAAATCAGTTTCCCATAAACTTGATTTTTTTGTTTTTTCGTTTGAATAAGTTTTTGAATACTTCAATCCATGTCGCTGTAATTGCTCAACTGTCATGTATAATGACTTTGAAAATCCATTTAATAATGCAAAATAAGCAACAAATCCAACAGTTTTTAATTGTGTTCTGTCAGTTTTCCAATCAAAAGTAATTTCGCCTGTTAGTCGGTTAAATTCTTTAACTTCGCCCTCTTTTACATCGGAAACATTTATTGTTTTAAATTGCCCAGACCTTTGAGCTAATTGAATTATTCCTTTATATCCAATTTGAAACTGTCCTTGTGTTATCCAAGTATCGCCAACTTTGCAATTATAAGGTATAATATAAGCAAACCCTAAATTTTGATTAACAGGTAAATCTAAGGTTGCAGCCATAATACCTGCCATAGTTAAACTTTCAGGCGTTGCTGCTTTAAGTGTTTTGTTGTTGTTTGCTAAGCTAATTATAGCAGAAATGAAAGTGTTGGCTCTTTCGCCTAAAACCTCTTTAAATCTGTCTTTAATTGCATCTTGATTGATGTATTTTGCTAATGATACGTTTTCCATAATTATTTTTATTTATTTTATGTTTTATTTTAATTTTATTAAAGATTACTTGCTAATGTTTCAGCCCATTTTGTAAAAGCATTAAATTTGTTTGTTATTTCAACACAAATTGCTTTCGACTCATCGCTGCTTAAATTAGGTGCATTATCAGATTTAAAAGAATTAATCCAAACCTTTAACTTTTCTTTATCGGGAGCTTTATTTGCTTTCTTTTTAGCTTCTAATTCAGCTTTTTCCTTAGCTTCTTGTTCCTGTTTTGCTTTTAATTCGGCTAATTGTTTTGCTTTTAATTCAGCTTCGATTTTTTCTTTTTCTTTTCTTTCAGCATCTAATTTCTTTTTATTTTCAGCTTCGATTTTTTTTATTTCATCTTCTTTCTTTTTTCTTTCGGCTTCCAATTCTTTTTCTTTTGCCTCTGCTTCAATTTTCAACCTTTCATTTTCTTTTCTTATTAATTCTTGTTTGGCTTCATATTCAGATTTTAATTTCTTGCAATTATTTAAAATAAAAATAAATTCTTGTTCGGTTGTTTCAGAAGTTAAAACAATAAAATCAGGATTTTCAGGATTATAAAACTGCATAAATTCTGCGAGTTTTAATTTTCTTTCACTAAATAATTCTTGTTTTTTTTCTTTTTCAATTCGTTCTTTCTCTTCTTTTTGTTCAGCTTCAAATTTAGCTTGTAATTGCAATTTGCAGCCATTTAGTAATTTACTATAATCATCTTCGTTAAGGTTTGATAAATCAATTCCAAAAGGCACAAATTCAGCAAAGGGTTGTATTTCCTTTTCTCTCTCTTCCTTTAATTCTGCTTTTCTTTTTGCTTCTTGAATTTCGGCAAATTTTTCAATACTTTCTGCTTTATCCTCCAATGGTTCTATTAAGTTTTTAAGAATTTTAGCAATAGAGTCAATTGTTTGCCCCTCTCTTAATGATTGCTCTTTTAATGTTTTTCTCGTAGTTTCAACATCAATTCTTTTTTGTTTTAAAAATTTTCTTGCCTCTGATGCCATTTTCATTTCTGCTTTTTGCGAAATATCTGTAACATTTAAAGAATTAATTTTTAATTCCCATTCGGCTGCAATTTCAAAGTAATTTTGAAAATTAGTTAATAATACTTGAGCTTTTGTTTGTTCTAATCCGCTTTCGGTTACGATTTTTACTAATTGGTTTTCCATATTTTTGTTTTTTAAATTAATTAATACCGTTGTTTAAATTATCGCTTTCTGATACTCTTTCAATATCAATTTTCTCATCTTGCATTTTTTCTTTATGCAAAATCATGTTATTTATTTCGACTTCAATATAATTCAACTTTTCTTTAAGTGAATTTATTTGAGTTAATAATACTGACGGCTCGACTGTGTTTGTTAAGTCATCTATTCGATTATAATATTTAAGTTGTTTAAATTCATTTTCCGAAATTGAATAAACTTCGGTATTTGGCAAGCAAATAGTATTATCGAAAAAAGATTTTTTTAATACAGGAAATAATAAATCAACTTCCGTGTATTCCGCTTCTGTTTTTTTTACTTTCATAGTTTTATTTTTTAAGTTTATATTTAATGTTACGATAAAAATTTTTCATATAAATCTACTATCTTTTGTTTTTCAAAATTTATAAAATCAATATCTTTACTTCGTCTTTCTTCGTGTCCAGCGTTATTAATACTATTGGATAATCTTACTAATATCTCATAAAACTTAATATTCTCCTCTCCTTTAGCATTAAATTCAACCTTTTGAATAAATGTAATTAATTTATTATGTTTTTCAAAATTACTTTTTTCATTTTGAAAAATATCAAATAATTCCTTTTGCATATCTGTATTCATAATTTTTATTTTTTAAGTTTATAAAAAAGCTGCCGTTGATACTAAAGAAGGTTTCGGGACTCATTTTCGTATGCAGTACGGCAGCTCTATATTTTTTCATTCCCGAAACTTTCAACAAAATTACAAAAAACAACAATGCAAAAAAAATTAAATAGTAAAATTGTTGTTGCCTTTTGTTATTTATTTTGTTTAATAATTACATTTTTTTAAATTGCAACAATATTATATTTAGCAAACATCTTCACATCCTTTATCAAAACCTGCCTTATACCCAATTCGATAACCATTTTTATAGGCATCTGTGTGACTACAATTAGAACAGTTGCTAACATCGGCTAAACCGAAATTTTCATTTACTAACTCTTCCATTTTATCAAGCTGATTCATTAAATGGTGGTCTGTTCCATTAATCGTTGTTATTATTCCAATACCAAGTTTTTGCTTTATACTTCTTATATTTATAATTAATTCTTTGTGCATTTTTTTTGATTTTAAGTTAATAACTATAATAACACAGGCACTAAAAAGGTGCTACTTATTACGCTGTTTCAAAAAAAGAACTATTGTCTTCAATATCGCCAAGCATGGTATATCTGCCATTTTTTTGATTATATATCCATTCTATTCTTCCTTTTTTACCCATCCATTTATTTTTTACTTTTTGTACCAATGTTTCAGATATGTCTTTATTAATATCAATATGCTGAACTAATCCATAATCAGCTTTGTTGTAAAAATTAGCACTTCCTGAAATATCATAAAGCGTAGGTTTTTTAAAATTACCCTTAATGTTTTCCATTTTTCTCGGGTGTGCAACTAAAAATAATAATATATTATGTTTCTTTTTGAAATTAGTTAAACGAGCTAAAAATTTATTAATATATAAAGTTTCATTATTATTATCGTAAAGATGTTCTACTGTATTATAGGGGTCAATAACCAAAACCTTTATGTTTTTTTGTTTAATTAAAAATTCTGCATTTTTTAAAATTTCATCTAAAGTATAATTTTCGTCTTTTGGTTGTATCCAAAAATAATTATTGTTAATATATTCTTTAGCTATTTCATATTCATATTTAGAAACTTCTTTATTAAAAAATGATTTTCCTGTTAATTTATCAATTAATTTAACAATATGAATTTCTTGTTCATGTTCAGGACTAAAATAAGCAATTTTCCAATTGTGATGAGCATTTAATCTTACGCAAATAAAATCAACCATTTCGGATTTCCCAGAGCTTGGTATGCCTGTATATATAACTAATTTTCCGAGTTCCCAAAGTATTAATTCATCAAATTTTGGAATAAATAATTTAAAACCCTTGTTATATCCACTTTCAAAAAGATTATCAAGTTTATATTCAACGTCAATTAAATCTTTAACACCTTCTATTTGAATTGGCTTTGCTGAATTAAATAATGTTTGTAATTCGTTATGTTTTATAAGATATTCATTTGTGTCTTTTACTCCTTTGTAATCAATATTAAAACATTTTTCAGCACCAATTCTTGAAATTAAAGAATCTCTTAAAACAAAACCTTTAGTATCCGCATCAGTAGCTATAATTATTTTCTCTTTAGATAATATTTTATCAATAAATTCATCTAAATAGGTTACATTATTACTTGCTCCATTTGGTACTGAAATAACTGAATTAAATCCTTTTTCAATCCAACTTAAACAATCAATTTCGCCTTCAACAATTATTAAATATTTTACTTCTAAATTTAAACAATCAACATTATAAGGAATTATTTCAGCACCAGCTTCTAATGAAAATTCTTTTGTTGCAGACCTGTATTTATTATTTATTAAAACATCGTTATTGAAATATTGAAAACAAATACATTTTTCTGAATTTTCTTTTCCTGAAAATTTCCTGTCTGTAATTATTACTTTTGACTTATCTAAAGTTTCTTTTGAAATTCCACGATTATTAAACCATTTTAACGTCTTTTCTTCAAAAGTTAATTCTTTAGGTCTTTCAGGTTTTCTATATTCTTTAATAGTTGTAAACTCGTGAATATTACCCGATTTTTCGCAATGATGACATTTATAAACTCCAGTTTCAATATTAACAGAAAATGGTTTATCGTGCTTGTTTTTACGTTCGTTTTGGCAAAATGGACATTCTGTTTTTATTTGTCCAGATGTTTTGCCTCGTAAATTAATGCCGAGAATGTTATATGTTTTTATTTCTAAGTTAATCATTATAAAATGGATTATTTTTATTTATAATTTCTTCTTCTTTTGTTGGATTATTTTTCTTTTCCCATTCCTTTAATTCAAAAAATCCTTGATAATTACCAGCAATTGATTTATTTATAATTTTTTCAGCTAATAATATATTTCCATTAGAATATTCAAGTAAATTATTATAACATTGGTTAAATGATATTTTAGTTTTATAATTTTCTTTTCTTTCATTTTTATATTTTAACCACTTTATAAATATTTTAATTAATATTTTATTATCATTTTCAATTACATTTATAATTTCATTTTCATTTTCCATATGTTTAACATATGAAAAACATATGTTATTTTCCTTTACTTTTTTAGGGGGTGTAGGTTTTTCTTTTAACTTACCTTCTCTATTTTTGCGTCTTGAGTTACAAAAATTAGCTCTTTTTTCAATTTCAACTTTTAATCTTTGATTAAAAAAACCATTTTCGGTTTTAATAAATTTACTCATTACTTTTTCATCAGATTTACATATGATATTCATATCTATTTCACTAATAAAAGATGTCTGATGTTGTAAGCATAATAATCTGATATATTTGCCAACTTGTTCATCGGTCATAGTGAGAGTACCAGTAAGAAAATCAGAAGTATAGAATAAAACGGCAGGGTCTTTCATTGTTAAAAATTTAAAGATTTTAAATAAATATCATTTAATAAAGTTAAAACACCATATTCGTCATTTTTTATTTCTTTTGAATGAACATCATTGTGGCATGTTTTGCATAGTGTTAATCCATTATTTATATTAAATCTCAAATTAGGATGCGTTGCATAATGTTTTATATGGTGTGGATGTAATTCAACTTTGTTTCCCTTGCCACTTCTATTTTCGCAAGAACAACAAGTGTAGTTATCTCTTTTAAACACAGATTCTCTCCATTGTTTCCATTCTATTCCTTTTCTTATTCTTTTTCCAATGTAAGAAATTCCACCTTTCCATAATTTTGAATTTTCACCAGATAGATTTATAGACCTTAATTTTATTGCACATAATTTTGAACATGTATACGATTTTCTTTTTCTTAAA